AAACAATCACTAAACACAAAGGTGTTGACCTTTCAAAATTTAACAATGATAAAAAACAAATAGCCATTAAATTAATTGATTATCGAAAGGAAATAAAAAAACCACTTAAAACAACAAAAGGATTAAGTGGTGTGATTAATGATATTGATACCGTATCAACCAAATACAACATGAGCTTTGAACAAGTCATGGAAGTCATAATGAAAAATGAATGGCAAACGATCAAGTGTGACTATACGTTTGATAAACCAGCAGAAGCTGATCAATGGAGTCATGCACTATGAATCACGTTTCTGTTGATGATTTTAGAAATTACAAATCTCAATCACAACGTCAGTTAATCAAACCTGCTAGTGACTTCTTGGATGAAGCAATGGCAATGCTTGATGATGGTGTTCATTTAACTGGTGATAAGTTACCTTGGGAAAAAACCCATAACTTGTTTAGATTTAGAATGGGTGAAGTAACCATCTGGTCAGGTATCAATGGCAATGGTAAGTCCTTGGTGATGGGTCAAGCAGCATTATGGTTAGCCAAAGATACCAACGTATTAATTGCCAGTATGGAAATGAAAGGATCCATGACCATAGCACGAATGTTGAGACAAGGTTATGGTGGTAGAAAACCCACCCAAGACTTTAGACAGAAGTTTGAAGATGTAACTGATTTACGCTTGTGGATATACGATCAAACAGACGTGGTTCAATCAGAAGATATTATGAGCATGATTGATTGGTCAGCAGAACAAAAAGGCATTAAACACATAATGATTGATAGTTTAATGATGTGTGGTGTGGATCAGGAACAAGGCGAAACACAGAAAAGATTTGTGGCTGAATTATGCACCAAAGCCAAAGAATTTAACATCCATATTCACCTCGTAACTCATGCTCGGAAATCACCAGTAGGAGCAAAGAACTACATCCCTGGTAAGTTTGACATATCAGGCTCTGCCTCAATCACCAACCTAGCATTTAATGTAATTTTAATTCATTTGAACGATGAAAAAAGAAAGGCCATTGAGAATAAAAGCTCGTATTCATACACAGATCCAGACGGTTTATTCATTGTTGATAAACAACGCAATGGTGAATTTACAGGGAAGTTTGGATTTTGGTTTCACGATGAATCGTTGCAGTGGATTGATAATTACAATGGGGTATCAATGCAATGGCTATAAGAAAAGAACACATCGTTTGGAACGAGGAAGATGTCATAGGCCAAATGGCTGTCAATAACTCAATCCACCAAGCCTTGAAAAGTGGCATTGTGACTAATGATTTTTTATTACCCAACACTCGATCAATCTTTAAAGAAATGCTATTACTGGCAGACAGATTAGGCAGGTTTAAAGCCACTGATTTACTCAATAAAAACTTAAACAATGGCTATTTACTAAGACTAATGGACAACTGTTTGATGACAAATTTAAAAGTTAAATGTAATTGGATTGTTGAGTTATCGGTTAAGAGGGTTAGATGAGCAAGATCACTAAATCCGCAAAAGCACAACCTTGCCAGATAAGACTCGAAGGTTGTCAATCCGGTGGTGAAAACGAAACCACTGTGTTTGCTCATATCAATGGGGCTGGCATGGGTCAGAAATCACTTGATATTCATGGATTTTATAGTTGTTTTACCTGCCACGAAGTTTACGATAGACGCAAGAACATGAACTATGAGATCGAGTGGTTAGATTATCAAGGCCTACTAGCCATGAAACGCACTCAAGAGTTATTGGTTAAGCAGGGGTTGATAAGACATGATTAAGAAAATTATTGAGTGCCATACGTGCCTCAAATTGCCTTTTGTGGCTTTGGCTATTGTGATTGTTTGTGTGAATTTTTTATGAAAAGAATAATCCAACGCAGCAAAGAAAAAAGACACATTGTTGAGGCAATGATTGTTAGTCACTTTAGCCAATACCCTGATGCTCAAAGAGCAGTCATTGAGATCAGAGAGGACAAAGACACCCGATCACAAAAGCAAAACAAACTGTATTGGATGTGGTTAGGCATTATCAATCAAGAAACAGGGATGCCAGTGCATGATTACTTTGAGGATAGTAAGTGGCACAAAGGACTGCACACTGGGTTTAAGCACAAATTCTTAATCAGAATTGAATATGAAGATGGAGACATCAAAGAGCCAAGCTCTAAGAATTTAAAAGTTAAGGAATTTAAGGATTTTTTAGAAAAGATAGACATGGAAATGGCACAACTGGGGATCACCTTGCCAAGACCGGAGGATTTGTATATAGAGGCAATGGGTTATGTTTGAATATTTAGTAGGCGCAGCACTGTTATGGGTTGCATTTTTAGTTATTTTAATTTGGGATATTGATGGAAACACTAATTAAAGAATTACGCAAAAGGGTTGAGAAGATCGAATTGCAAGTGGGTATTAAACACAACCCTTGGACACCAACACGCAAAAAAGTGAAAGGGAAAAATGGAAAAGTTAATTAAGCAAATACTTGAGCTTTCTCAGAAGATTGCCAGAGTGACTAAAGAAAACGAAACCATGTACCTGGCACAGGACATTGAACAGTTATGCGAGAAACTGAAAGACAAGTCCAAGTAGCCATAGCTCAGTACCTAGATGTTAGGGGTTTGATGTGGTATGCCGTTCCAAATGGGGGCAATCGTAATCTAATAACCGCTAAGAAACTAAAGGCAGAAGGGGTTAAGAGCGGTGTACCAGATATAGCTATAGTGAATGATTCAATGGCATACTTCTTGGAAGTTAAAAAACCAAAGACAGACACCAGAGCAGGTGCATTGAGCATAACTCAGAAAGCAATGATCGAAAGGATTGAACAAGCTGGCGGAGAGGTCGGGGTGGTTCACTCAGTTCAAGAAGTTATAGAACAATTAATTATTTGGGGAATAAACAGATGATGCACACAACAGAGCAGATCTTAAAAAAAGTCAGATGTATGGCCAAGAAGATACTCAAACTAAAAAACGAAGGCAGACATAATTGCCACGAAATAGACGACCTAGCACAAGAGGCTCAATACTTAGAGATTGAAACCAGAGAATATGAAAAAAAAGATAAGTGAGAACACAGTCAATAAGACGATTGACGAAGCCATTGTTGAATTAGTCAAGGGTGATTACAAACAAGCCAAGCTTGCCATAGAAGAACTGGCCCATCTTTACAAGAGTGCAGGACAAACAAAAGAAACCTTCATTGAGCTTTGCACCTATGTAGAGAATGAAGCTGTAAAAAGAACCGGCAATGAATTTATCAGAACAAGATTTGGATTAAGCATGAGAGATAGGGCAGCAAATTGAAAACAATCAAAACAAAGTGTTTTGCTACTGAGCACTTGTCACTTATCCCTTATGTAGTAGTATTATTAGAAAATGATAATATTCAAAATAATAGAATAAAAAAGGAGTTACACTAATGGCAGAGAGAGGACGACCTACAAAATACAATGAAGCAATGCAAGAGAAAGCAGATGATTATCTTACTACTTATCAAAAGGACAGTGTAGTTCCAAGTGTCGCAGGACTGTCATTAGTTCTTGATTTATCAGACAGCACTATCTATGATTGGAAGGCTAAACACCCTGATTTTTCGAGGACGTTACGCAATATTAAGAAGAAACAAGAGGCAGAATTGCTTAACAAAGGGCTTACAAGTGAGTTCAATTCAACGATTGTTAAGTTAATGCTACACAACCATGGCTACAGTGATAAAGTCGAACAAGACTTAAAATCAAGCGATGGATCAATGAAGCCTACTATTATTGAATTAGTGGCTAAGAGTGAGTAAAGCACAGATTGAGTTACCACCTAAGTTAGTACCTGTATTCGAGGGAGAAGCAAGATACAGAGGAAGTTGGGGTGGACGTGGTTCAGGCAAGACAAGAACCTTTGCACTAATGACAGCGGTGATGGGTTATCGTTGGGGCATGGGTGGCAAGATCGGACAGATACTTTGCGCTAGGGAGTTTATGAACTCGCTTGACGATTCTTCCCTAGAAGAAATCAAGACCGCCATAAGGTCAATAGACTGGCTTAACGATTATTACGAGGTGGGTGAAAGGTACATTCGATCTAAAGACGGCAACATACATTACACCTTTGCAGGACTAAGACGTTCACTCGATGCGATTAAGTCTAAAGCTAGAATATTATTAGCGTGGGTTGATGAAGCTGAGGCTGTGAGTGATATGGCCTGGCAAAAACTCATTCCAACCGTTAGAGAGGAAGGCTCAGAGGTATGGGTAACGTGGAATGCAGAATCAAAGTACAGTGCCACCCATGAACGCTTTAGAGAAAACCCACCTAAAGACTCTAAGATAGTTGAACTCAATTACACTGACAACCCTTGGTTTCCAAGTGTGCTTGAAAATGAAAGATTAGAAGATAAAGAAAAGCGTCCTGATGTGTATAAACATATTTGGGAGGGTGACTTCTTAACCTTTAGCAAAGGCGCTTACTATGCCAAACAGCTAGAGGCGGCAAGAGAAGGTGGACGCATAGGCACAGTGCCGATTGATCCGATACTGCCAGTGAGTAGTTTTTGGGATTTGGGCATTGCAGATGCAACGGCTATTTGGTTAGTACAACAAGCAGGCACAGAAATAAGAGTCGTGGGTTATTATGAAAACTCCGGCGAAGGACTACAGCACTACATCAACTGGTTACATGATTTTAGAGACAAGCACTCAATCATCTTTGGTGATCACTTTGCACCGCATGATATAAAGGTTAGAGAGTTGACCACTGGTAAAACTAGAAAGGATCAAGCCAGACAGATGGGCATAATTTTTAGAGTCACACCTAACATTCCGATTATGGATGGTATTGAAGCAGCCAGACGCATATTCCCACGATGTTACTTTGATGAGAAGCGTTGTTCAGATGGCTTAAAGGCATTGTCTCATTACCGCTGTGAATATGATGAGGACAAAAGGATGTTTAAAGACAGGCCATTACACAATTACGCATCACATTCGGCTGACGCTTTCAGATACTTTGCAGTGGCTTGGCGAGATAAACGAGAAAAAGGCTTGAATCAACAAGCCGTTATGAAACAAGAGTGGAGTGTGTTTTAGTGTGGCTTAAACAACAAGCACTACTCGATACTTGGGATCAGTCATTTATTGATTGGTTCATCGTCTTTGAACAAGGTGATATGCAATACTGGTGGGCTAAGTATTTACAGCCAGGCTTTAGGCATTGTTATGCGGTTAGATGGGATGGCTTTAACTGGATTGGTTATTATCCACATTTAGGACACACTGACATTGATGTGCTTAATTTTGGTAAGTACGATTCAATACTAAATGTAGTTGCAAATACAGATTGTAGTGCTATACTGTATCTCAAAGTGTGGCGAGACTCAAAACGAATAAGAGCGCCTTGGCCTACTGTAAGCACTTGTGTAGAACAAGTGAAAGCAATACTAGGGGTTCGCAAATGGTTTCTGTTCACAGCTTGGCAGTTATTTAATTATTTGGAGAAACAAAATGGGCGGATTATTCAGCAAACCTAAAGCACCACCAACACCAGCACCTACTATTATTTATCGAGACAGAGTGCGTAGTGAAACGGCAAAGGTCGATACTAAGCTAGATGCAGCAAAGAAGTCTAAAGCAGGCACAGGCAGAGCTTCACTATCAACAACCGAAGCAGGACTTAAACCAACAACAGCAGAAAAAGACGCTAAGAGAAAACGCACAAGAGTATCGGGTCGATACGGCAGACGTTCATTGTTCAGTGGCCAAGAGACAGGCCTGAAGAAAGGACTAGGCTAATGGGTGGAATGATGAGAAAAGTTGCTGTTAAAACAGGAGTTGTTAAAAAGGCAGATCCGCAACCAGCCTATAAAGTAACAGAGACAGCTACTGGAAAGCCAGCATCTAAAGATGCGGCAGATCTTGGTAATAAGATCATGAATAAAGTTACAGCTGGAACTCCTATCACTGATCCTGCAAAATCCGATGCAGCAGCAAAAGACACACTAGGATCAAGTAAAAAGAAAAGACGTTTACGTGATGGCAGACGCTCACTGATCTCTGGTTCAGCTATGGGCGTATCAGACAAACTAGGATAATCTATGGAATACAAAATACCCAAGAAATTAGGTACAGTTAAGCAACTGATTGATCGGTTCGATGTGGCTAAAGCAAGGAAAGCACCTTGGATTGATCATTTAAGAGAGTGTTACGAATACACCTTACCCCAAAGAGAGACGTTTAACTCTTATTCGGCAGGTCAACGTAAGAACCGAGACATATTCGATTCAACCGCAGTGATTGGTGTTCAGTCTTTTGCCTCTCGAATGCAAGCAACAATGACACCGCCTTGGCGTAGATGGTCAATACTGACACCTGGAAGTGAAATTGCAGAAGAACACAAAGAAGAAGCACAGACTTTGCTTGATGAGACAACTAGAATTATCTTTGATCACATCAATCACTCTAACTTCGCTACACAAACACATGAAGCATTCTTAGACTTAGCCATCTCAACTGGTGCAATGACGATTGAGCGCTCGAAGAAACTAGGCGCTGCATCAATCCTTGAGTTTAATGCGGTTCCTTTAGCTGAAATATACCCAGAAGAAGGCCCTAACTCTAGCATTGAAACGGTTTGGCGTGAAAGAGAAGTGGCTGCACGTAACATTGAACGTGAGTGGGAAGGTGCGAATGTATCTAGTGAAACACAAAAGCTTATTACTTCTAAACCGAATGCCAAAATAACCATCATTGAGGGGTGTGTGTATGAGCCAGAAGCTGATATGTACTACACTTGCATTATTGAGAAGAAACAAAAGCACATCATTTACACCGAAGAAATGGAAGTATCGCCTTGGATTATATTCAGAGAGATGGTCGTGCCTGGTGAAACACTGGGTCGTGGTCGTGTGATGCAATTACTACCAGACATTAAAACACTCAATAAGGTTAATGAGTTTACCCTACGCAATGCAGCACTCGCTATCTCTGGTGTTTATACAGCACAAGACGATGGGGTGATTAATCCATACACAATGACATTAGAACCAGGGGCGGTTATTCCGGTAGGATCAAATGACAACTCTAACCCAACACTCAAACCACTAGATCGTTCAGGGGATTTTAATGTCGGTGAGTTAATCTCATCTGAATACCGAGAAAGAATTAACAAAGGCTTGTTTGCTGAACCGTTTGGTGGCATGGAATCACCCACTAAGACAGCAACAGAGATGAGCCTTAGAGGGCAAGAGTTAGTCATGAGTGCTGGTTCAGCCTTCTCAAGGTTGCAAACTGAGTTTGTGGAGAAGGTGATTAGACGTGTGGTGCATATTTTGTCTAAAGAAGGCAAGATTGATGATGTTAAAGTCGATGGTCGTTTAGTCACCATCAAACACACTTCACCATTAGCCAGAGCGCAGGATCAAGAAGATCTATTATCCATGCAACAGTTTATGGAAATGGGTGGTGCATTAGGCCCAGAGATGTTCGGTCTTGGTGCTAAATTAGAGGACATTGTAGCTTGGACAGGGCATAAGCTAGGTATTGAACAAAAGCTACTTAGAACGCAAGCAGAGCGTGATCAGATGCAAGAACAAGCGGCTGACATGATGAATGCACAACAAGCACAAGCACAACAACAAGCACAACCACAAGGGCCACAAATAGTCAATGGATAAAAGTTGGGGAGCGCTCGATCTCGAAGGTGATCATCTGACAAAGATGAGAGAGGATAACCTTGCCAAGGCACAAGAGATTGCTTCACAGTTTTTTCAATGTTTTAACAGTGATGCTGGCAAGTTGGTACTCAATCGACTTAAAGACATTACTATTAATCGACCTGTTCTGTATGCCAATTCAACACAATTCAGTGCGGGTATTCGAGAAGGTCAAAATCAAATTGTTCGACAAATACTTGAACAAATTAAACTAGCAAACGGAGAGTAAAAAATGGATGAAGAAACACTGATAGAAGATACACCTGT